AGTGTGCCATCGACACTACCATCGGACCTGCGTTCTATTTTAATGTTGCTGAATAGATTACCAAAGGAAACAATTACTTTCCTGATGATGCCATGGTAGAATGGAGTATTGATTAGCACGGATTAGTCCCAACCACCATCAGGTGTCATTTGCCAAGCACCATCTGTAAATATAACAGTAATAATAGAAGCATCAGTACCTAAAAATACATTAGAGTAGTTCGGCAATTTAAAAATTTGCTCCGGGGTTTTCCATCGAGCATGGGCAAATTTTACAATTATAGTGTCTGCGTCCGTTGCAGCATTATCTAAGACAAAGTAACAGATCTGCCCTTCAATTCCATCTGCCAGTGAATACCAACCAGATGTTAATTTATGCACCACGTTAGATAACTCAAGCGCCACCTGATCAAGACTCGTTCCACCAGGTCCATATGAATTAGTTTTAAGATTTATATTTCCTGTGTACAATTCAGTAAAGTTACTATTTACCTTGGTAAATGCCGCACGAATTGTATCCCCAGAACCATCATTTGGCACGGTGCCAATTCCAATAATTTGTTTTGTCATTATATTTTATCCGATGTTATTAAGTTTGAATCTGCATGAATTATAGTTGAATCTGCAGTGTATGAAATTGGAGTATATATTATCTCATCGAACGGATTACCCGAATCAAAGGTAAATGTACCTGCCTGATTGGCAAATTTATTATTATCACCATATGATTGTGGCACATCAATATCTATTCCAACAGTAACAGTTGCAGTTGCATTACCCTCTATAGAAATAGTTGTGTCATCAAGATATCCAACTCCACTAGTATCAACAGTTATTGAAGATACACTTCCATCAGTTATGTGGGCAGTTAGTTGTGCGCCAGTACCAATACCATTAACAGTAATTACCGGAGTGAGTATATAACCAGATCCACCATTTGTCAATGTCACAGTTGTTATTCCACCAGTTTCATTTACATGTAGATCGGTTGAGAATGTCTTCAATGTTTCAAAGACATCTATCTCAGGTATACCCGTATCCATCCGTTCACTGCTGTACTGGAATAATTCAACTGATAACTTATACACATACAGTTTACCCAGTTGATAGAATGGATCCTGATGCTGAACGAATTTAATTTCGAATAGACCACCAGTCAATGGGAAGTATAATAGATCACCCTCAACTGGACGATTTGGTAATTGTCCAATATCATATTGACCCACTAATTGTTCCCACCTACGTCTGGACACAGTGAGTGTGGCAGATTGTTCCATCATCAATCCAAACTTCTGGATCATTGCTCCTTGACCTTCAAATCCATCAACACTTTCTAAATACATTTCAATTGGAAAGGCAGCATTGAATGTTGATAGTCTGTCCTCTCCCAATATCTCATCCTTGGCAACCAGTGTGCGGGGAATATAGGTAAAGTCCTGCCCCCAGATCTGTATCGATTCCACTATCAGATCTTCGAGCAGATACTGTTCGTTGCCAGTGCCCTGAGTGAAATATACATTACGTGCCATAAATTCCTAGCCCATGAAGAATTCGAGTGGTGCGCTCTTATTCATAAGGTCATCTTCCAATTCTTTTATTTCACTCATTGCTTCTGTATACAATCCGTCACCATCAATGGTAACTCCACCTGGTAATTGCATACCGGAGAATTTCTTCAAGTTTGTTGCCCATTGTTTTTTGAACTGCGCAGTGACATAATGTTTCAACCAAGGTTCCCGCCAAATCTTTTCAAACTCTGCTGGATCAAGTGCACGATAGCACTCAACAATAACATAGTGTCCTATCTCCACATCTGCTGTCCAGTCTAGGTCAAGGTACAATCTGTCCTGCATACGGTTGAACCTGTATACAATGTGACCATTCAATATTAGATCCAGCAATGATAGGTGACTCATCACAGTGTTGTAATAGATAATACTGGTTGATGATAGATCGTACAGATCATTCAACCGCAATTGATATTGTAAATCAAATAAACTCTTTGAACTACCGGACCCAGTAACGATTGGCAGCACTCGTGTAATACCATATACCATTGGTGATATTGGTATCCACTTATTTGTAATGTCGTCCTGCGTTACCATGTGTTTCAGGTACAGTTTCTCAATACCTTCATAATGGTACAGACGGAAGTGTTCGATCGCATCAGTAATGCGGTCTTCAAGTTGCTCATCGTCCACGTTGATTTCTAGGACTGGGGCACCAAGTGCACGTAGACAGTATTGTTTCAGTCCTTCACGGGAAGTGATTGCCATATAATACCCTTATTATTTCGGACAGCAGTATGCCCGATCTGTACTAGACCATGGCAAGTAAATTTGGTTGGAGGATTTTACGATCACTATTTTATCATTTTTATATAAGTGAGACTGAGGGTGGTGCCTTTTACAGCACCACCCAGCAGTAGTTATTTCATATATTTATACATCTATTATAGCACTACCCAACGACTTCCACCAGATACTGTAATAACAGCACCACCAGTCATTGTCAATGGACCACAACTTGTTGCATTTGATCCAACTGGAATAGTGTATGAAGTATCAATAACATTGTTATTAAGAATAAATCCAGTACCTGCAGAACCAACGGCAGCAATACCGGGAGCACCATCAGCACCTCTTAATTGCTCAACAACATTTGGAGGTAATGTACCAACATTTGAAAAATCAGCATTGGCAGGAGTATATCCCAGTGCCAGTGCAATGTTACTACTTGTTGGTACACCAGCGGCAACAGCAGCAGTAACAAACGGTTGGGTTGCAATTGCAACTTCTTCGTTTGTTGGACCCATTTTCCACTGACCTGCAGTTTCATCCCAAACAATACGTTGACGTGCTAGATCGCCACGGTCAATATCAAGACCGGAGTAACGAGTAGAAACACCAGAACCTGATTCACCCTTGTTCAAGGTCATTACACTGTCTTTGACTGCTAAGTTGGTTGTATTTACTGTAGTTGTTGTACCAGCAACAATCAATCCACCTGAAATAGTTAGACTGCCAGATACTGTACCATCACCAACAATTGACACGGTTGGTGCAGTTAGAGTAACTTGTGTGGCAGATGTTAGACGTGTGGTAGACCCAACTCCCTCAGACTGAATCAATACATCTGCATTCATGCCAGTTGTTTTTATTGAAGTGGCAGCTGCAGAATTAAGTATAGTTTGACCAGTTCCAGTTGTTGCGATCCGTATACCTTGATCTAAATCAGCAGTAATATTGATAGTTTCTGCATTCGATCCAATGACTGGAACACCATCGATATACAAAGTATTTGCATCTAGATACAATTCTTCGGTGAAAATAGCACCAAACTTGTGGGTTGCATCTCCAATCGTAGAAACACCTGGCACTGCCGGCATGATATCGCCAACTGTTAATGTACTTATGGCAAAGTCTGTAGATGATGATCCATTAAGATTTGATTTGCCGCTAACAACATCCGCAACACCTGCTGTTAAAGTAGCAACTGCAGCTGATACATCTGATTCCAATGCAACTGGTGCATTATTTACTGTTAGTTTACCATCTGATTCTTTAATACTTACAGTAGTTGTTAATCCCAATACCAATTCTTCAGATACAGTTAGTGCAACTGTGTTCATAAATTGTAATGAGAACAATACAACTGTACCTGCCACTGCAGATGATAAGTTAATGGTACAAGTATTTGCATTGACAATTGTCATTCCAGCATATAGCATACTATGATTGGTATCATATACAAAATAAGCAAAGTTATCTGTATTGAAACCATGGTTTACAGTCCAAGTTGTGCTTGGAACACCTTGAGTATGTAGATATGATGCTTGTATTGTTCCTGGAGTAATTGGCATCCAAGTGAAAAATCCAGAACCATCTATTAGTTCACTATAGATGTATGGAGTTCCAGCTACGACAGCAATTGTTCTAGGGGATGGATTTGGTGGAAATCCAGAATGATTACGCTCAAAACTCATGTTTGCGTTCAAACTTAGTTCTGATAAAACTCTAATTTTTTCTGACATTGTTTATCCTATTTTGTGATCGGCACAGACACGGGTCTGGCACCAACAAATAAAAATTCACCCGTTAGGGTTTTGTTTATTATCATTAATAGATGATATTGCTGTGTGATGAATGCAATCTTATCTTCTTTCGTATGTATCGTATCATCATTTTTGAATTTATGCAAATTGTGTTCTATTTGCTCAATCCAATGGGAAATACAGTCATTTTGGTACATAAGATTGTCGAATTAAAACATCGGCACGTTCAAAAAATTGTTTCATGAAATTAATATCATTGGTATATTGTATTTTTATATCATCATTAGAAAAATCTGCTATACTTGCATTTTCTTTCAGTGTGTTCAGGCAAATTTCTATATGCAATAAAGTATCATCAACTGTAGTTAATGATCCTAACCAAATATTTGGCATCGGTTTCATATTATAGGTATAAGTGGTCTGACTGTATGATACACTATACAGTCAGACCATCTAAACTAGATTAAACTGCCTCGTAACGATTGACAGAAATCTTAATCTTTCTTGCTTCAGAAAGGTAAACTTTCAATGTATTAGAATCTACTTCTTCAACAGAAACGATATCATTGCGATACTTTCCGTCTGCACGTTCAACTAGAACAACAAATGATGTCTGAAGAGAACCTAGATTATGAACAATGGTATGCTCAACTGCAGTTGTTGCTGTTTGATGGAAGTACTTAGAAGCATTAATTGCAGCACGAATTGCAGTATCTGCATTTGTACGTGCCAATGCTTCATCAGTAATAGCTGCTTGGCGATCTGATACTTCTGTGTTGATCCGATTAGAAAGACCTAACTCAGCAGCAACACGTTCAGCGTGCTCAATACCAGCAGCAGTTGTACGTGCCAATGTTTCAGCAGCATCTTGAGAAGCACGGGTAGATGCTTCAGCATCGATATTACCTTGCAGAGTAGACTCATTAGCACGTGCTGTAGCTGCTTCGGTTACTAGATTAGAAGCAGTTTGATTGCGCTGTGTGTCGACTTCATTGATAGCAGCAACAATGGTTGATTTGTCATCAGTGGTTAGACCAGAAAGTGTACCAATCTTACCATTTACTTGACCTTCAACTGTTGTTACACGTGTATCTAATCCTTGTTCAGCAGCAACACGGGCAGCTTGCTCTGTAGCAGCATCAGAAAGACGAGTAGCTTCATTAGTAGCAATTGCATTGGTTAATCCTTGTTCAGCAGCAACACGGGCAGCTTGCTCTGTAGCAGCATCAGAAAGACGAGTAGCTTCATTAGTAGCAATTGCATTGGTTAATCCTAGTTCAGCAGCAACACGTTCAGCGTGCTCTGTAGCAGCAGCAGCTTCTGTAGCAGATAAATTGCTATCAACACTGTCCCAGAGCTCATTCAGTTCAGAGCCAAGGACTTGTTCTCGGAATGCAGCTTCAGCAACACGGGCAGCTTCAACTGCAGCAGCAAGTCCAGCACGGGTAGATTCAACTGCAGCAGCTTCAGCAACACGGGCAGCTTCAACAGCATCAGCAAAACCAACACGGGCAGCTTCAATTGCAGCAGCTTCAGCAACACGGGCAGATTCAATTGCAGCAGCTTCTAGAACACGGGCAGCTTCAATTGCAGCAGCTTCAGCAACACGGGCAACTTCAACTGCAGCAGCAGCATCAGTGCGGGCAAGTTCATTAGCAGCGATCTGATTAGAAAGATCTAACTCAGCAGCAACACGGGCAGCTTGCTCTTCAGAAGCAGCAAGTTCACGAGCAGCAACTTCATCTGCAAGTAAGGCTGTAACTGAACCAGCACCAGTACCTTCGAAAACACTTAACCGACCAGAAAGACCAAGTTCAGCAGCTTCAGCACGGTCTTGTTCTGCTTTAACTTTGAAGTCAACAGAACCAGGTACTGTATCAGCAGCATCTAGTTGAGTTAGTTTTGTTTCGATTTCGCCGAGGGTGTCGAATGCCGCACCAACTTCACCAAGAATTTCTGCCTTGGCATTGGCGATGTTAGTTAAAACGGTTGCTGAAAAGTTATCATCACCAGCGATAGCATCTGATAGTTCTTTAAGTGTGTTAAGAATTTCAGGCGCAGAATCAACTAGAGCAGAAATTGATGTATCTGTATAGTCTTTTGCTGATTGTAGAGCAGTAGCAACATCAGAAGAAACGATATTAGAAACGGTGATAACTTCACCGGTAGAACTTAGTGTGGAATACTTTACTGATTTTTCAGTGCTGTTGAACCAGATACGACCAGCAGATGCTGGTATTGGATCTGATGTAAGAATTTCTAACTGTAGATTTTCAATGAATGCATTCGGTGCTAGTGTAATTCCGTGGTGAATTGGAAAATTTGACATTTTTATTCCCTTATAGTTTTTAAAATTTTATTGCTTAAAATGTATATAATTAACAATCATCACTACACTATTTCAATATCTGCCATGTCTGATAATTCAAAAACGACATCGACAGTACCACTTGTTGCCTCAGTTAAAATTACATTAAATTTATTTTTATCAATTTTAATGATCTTAGCATAAAATTGATTTCCTTCTAAATCACGAAGCACTGCAGAAAACTTATCAGTATTTTGATTATGGGGTATTTCCCAAATCAATGATGGATTCTGTATTGAATATCTTCTATATATTACAAAATTTGTACTTGTTGTAACTACTTTCGGGGCAGAAGATGCAATAACTATCTTTGGGATAGCATTGCCTTTTAGTCGTGTGCGCATAATATATTAAAATTAGGTTATGGTAGGTCTAGTTATACATGGAGATAAAAGTAAAATACCTTCAATTATCCTGATTTGTACATTATTTAGTGGATCACGAATTTCAATATCGTATAAATACCGTCCAGCT